GTAAGTTAAATAAATTATTGCCTTGTTGAGCTAAACTTCTTGTAACAGAAAAACTATCCATTACTTCTACCAAACCTTTTACAATATCAGCATATCCTGTTCCAGATATTCTTTGATTTTCTTTATTAGTCCAGGCATTATATTGATAAAAATAATCTTCAAACAAATCCATTTGTGCTTGTTGAGCATACAAATTAAAATCTTGCGGAGATATATATCCGTAATTATTTTTATTAGCTATAGCAAGGACGGTATTTCTAACAGAGTTTATCATGTTAAATTCTTTTTACAAATATAGTCAAAAAAAAAGAGGTCACTTTTTTTGTAACCTCTGATTTTTTTAAAAGAAAATAAAACTTACGATATTACGCCAGCCGCTTTAACTCCTAATTCTATAGCAGTTACAGTAACTGGTACAGATGCGCTAGCCGCAGATGCTGGGTATGCACTTCCATTAGGTGAATAAACTGGGTGTTGCCAAGATAATTGTAAAGCGTGCTCTACTGATTCGTTTAAGAAATCTTTAAACGAAGAAGAGTTTGCTACAATTGCATCGTGTGTAATTTTGTACGATTGTACAACGTTAGTTCCAGCAGGAACTGTAGCTGAACCATCATTAGCAATAGAGTATCCTGCTTGTGCAGAAGAAATACTATTGTAAAAAATATTGACTACAGTGTCGCTTTCTTGCTTAATTTCCATAATTCCTTTTATAGGAATTAAAATGTCGCCCTTGTTTTGTCCGGATCCAGACTTAAATAATTTGATAAACTTTTCCATAAGTAATAATGTTAATGGGGTTAATAAAGCACAAAGATACGCTTTCTATTTATCTTTTTTTAAGCGTTTCTTGAGATACTTATAAGCTTCTAAGCCATCGTTACTTTGTAGGAAAGCACTTATAGCATCGTATGGATCTTCATTAAAAGGAACACTCATCATTTTCTTTTTGTTACCAGGCAGATTATAATAAACATCTCTTCTGTTATTTCTAAACGACAGCCAGTTATTGTCAACAAACAAATGAACTTCGTTTTGTAATTCTAATAACGGATCGTTTACAATATCAATTAATTCTTCAGGATTATTTTTAGCATAAACTAAAATATCTCTTTTTAATTCTGGTATAGTCATGGAGTTTACAGATGCTCCCATTAAAATTCTGCTTACTGAAAGTAATTTGTCTGTTGATAAATTTTTAGCCAAGACTTGTGCATCTATAGTTAACTCTACTGAAGCTAATTCTTCTGATGCATCTTTTGCATTGTCTATTTCTTCGAATACCATTCCGTTACCCGGATGATAATGTAAGAATTTTTGTAGCACTTGATTTTCTCTTTGTACAACCAACATACCGTCTTCAAATACAATAGGCTCTAAAATAGCATTACCATCTTGCTCATCTTCAAATGGGCTTTTTTGGTTTCTTGCATATCTTAAAGGTCTATTGATACCTTGTTCTTCGTCAAAGTATAGTAAAGGTGATCTGTTTGAATGTCTTGAGGATAGCATATAAGCTAAAGGTCTCTCTGATCTTTTTAGTTTATACGCTTTAGTTTTAAGGGGTGTAGTATTTTTCATTATAATATAATTTAATTTGATTTAATAATAATAAATATTACCCCCGCCGAAACGAGGGTAAAATTTATGTAACAATTTAGTCTTGGAATAAGAAGAAGTTGTTTGCACCTAAAGTACATACAGCTCTTTCAGATAGGAAGTTTACTTCCATTGCATCCAAGTCAGAAGTTCTTGCTCCACCAGCTGAACCAGTGATCCAAGTTTTGTATCTTCTGTCTTCAGTTTCTGAAGCTCTATATCTAACATGTAAGAAAGGTCTCTTAGCATTCTTACCTAAGATTTGATCGTATACAGTAGTTGAACCAGCTGGTACTAATAGACCATTGATTGCTCCACCAACAACGTCACCTCTCATTGTAGGATCGTTAAGGTATTTCCAGTCAGACTTATAGAAGTCATAACCTCTTCTAAACCCTGTAAATCCAAGATTTAAAGCCATGTCTTTGTCATTATCAAAAAGACCATAAGATGTACCTCCAGCTCCGTAAGAGTTTTGAGATGCTAGCATGTCATCAATATCAAAAGAGAATTCTCTGTTTACGAAAATTACATTTTCTTCAATTGATCCTTGCTTATCTAGTCTTTGAATAATGCTATCAAACTGAGCAAGTGTTTGTGGGTTTCCACCACCCCAAACATTTCCTCTGTTTCCTACTACATAGAATACACCATCAGAACCGTTAAGGTTTGCTAAAGATCCTCCAGCAGCTGTTCCTTGTAAAAGGTCTCCAGCACCAGATCCAGCGTCAGCAGGAACTGCTTCTAACATTGCTGTTTCTAAGTAGTCTTCGAATCTTAATCTAGTGTCGTGCTCAGACTTTAAATACCATAGGTATCCGCTTACGCCATCTTCACCTGAAACTTCGATCCAGCCGATTTGAGCCATATCAGAACCAGAAACAGAATATTTGTCTTTGATAATAATTGGCTTGTTGTCAAAAATTAAGTCATCAGATTCGTTAGAACCAACCATTCCGTTTGTTCCTTTATTGAATTCTGATCCATATATAAATATGTCACACGCTACACCAGCTCCAACTGCTTGACCGCCACCTTCATAGTAAGCTATTACTACCGTTTGAGCTCCACCTGCTGTAGATGCAGTCTTTACAATACCTTTGTTAGATAAGTTAGAACCAGGAGTTTTGTCACTAATCATAACCGTTTGTCCAACTCTTAAAGCTGAAGTGTTTTGACTTCCAAGTGCTGGATTAAAGTTAGCGTTAGGGATTGTCCATGTTCCTTCTGGTTGCGCTGCCGCTTGTCCTGAAGTACATCCTGTGTACTTAACATGTAGTCTTCCTTGCTCTGCCCATTTAATAAGGTCAGAGTTAGAAGGCATTTCTGCACCTACCATTCTAAGGAAAGATGCAATTGATCTGTTACCATATCTTTCGAATTCTTTTTCATAAGTATCAGGTAGATACTGATTTAAGAAATCAAAATTATTGATGTAGTTTGTACTTACAGGCACTTGTTGTGCACTTGGTTGTAAGTCAAAACCTGGGGTTAAATTTACTGCCATTTTTTTTTAATTTTTTAGTTTAACTTTTTTTAATACTTCTAATTCTGAGTCCTCTTCCACTATCAACTTTTCCTACGGGCCTTATTTTCATTCCGTTTTTAGAAACGGCTTGAGGAGCCTGTCTCATGTCCATATTAATGTTTTTAGATTTTCTTGTAACATTATCTACAGCGCTTGAAACACCTTGTTCATAAAAAAACTGAGCAAATTTTTCTGGGTTCATTGCTACAGATAAAGCTTTATGATAGCCTTCTGCGTCTGCAATTAAACCTTTATCATCCATATACTTATTAATAAAGTTACTAATGTCTGTTTGTACATTTTTAACTTCATCAGCAGTACCTGGCTTATAAGTAAAACTATTTTCACCAACCTTGAAATCAAAACCTTTGAATTCATTGTTAAAAACCTCGTTGGTTTTATTTAAGAAATAATCATACCTCTTCTTATTTTGCTCTTTAATAGATTTAGATTCATCAAGATAACTCTTATAAGCATTTAAATTTTCTTTTTGATCAGCAGATAATCCATCCCCACTTGACTCAAGAGGAACTTTATATTTATCTTTTTGTTCATTCAAAAACTTTTTAGCTTTCGCAAGTTCTCGTTTTTTTGCTAGCTTGATTTTCTTAATATCTTTAGGATCATCAATCTCATCATCAAAATCAAATTTATCTTCAATAATATCTTGTATATCTATTGCGTCTAAACCTTCTTCAGTTGCCGAGTAATAACTAGCTAGTACAGAATTGTCATCCATAGAATCATAGTCTTTTTGCAAATTGTAAAAATCCTGTATGTTTCTACCGGTTTCTTTTTTGTACTTTAAATACGCAGATACATCTTCAGGCAATGGTTCGTTTGCCTCTTTTTCCGCAAACAGTTCATCTACTGAATTTATATCTTTGTTATATCTATCTTTAATATAAGAAAGAACGTTGTCATCATTTAACTCTAATGACGGAGTTTTATCTTCTACTACCTCTTCTTTTTCAGGTTCGATAGTTTGTTTTTCTTCTTTGACCTCTACTTTTTCTACTACATTTTCCTCCTTTGGAGTATCATCAAACTTTTCTTCATGCTGTTTTAAAAGCTGCTCTTCAATTTGAGCTGTGGATTTTTCTTCGACTAATCCTAAGTCTTTTACTTTTATTTCCATTTAATTAAATTTTTACAAAGTTAAACAATATTTAGATTAATTTTTTAGCCTATCTTGGCTCAAACTCAGCTAGATCAAAACCATCTAAACTATCTTCGTTTGATTCAAAACTAATAGCAGGTAAATTATTTTTTCTCTGTTCTATTAATTTAGATTGCTCGGTAGACTGCTGGCTAATTCTTTTGTCTTTAGCTTTTTCTCTTTGACTCTCTCTTTCTTGCAAGCCTGATTGCTCAAGACCTTTTAACTGCATTTGGAATTCAAACTCTGTTTGCATAAGCTGTCGTTTTAACTCAGCTTCGTTTTTAAGCTTTTCAATTTCAAACGCCACATCAGCTTGTCTGTATTGAATCTTAGCTTGAGACTCCATTTGTATTTTTTGCATCTCTCCCTGCGACTTAGCTTGCTGCGCTTGCATTTGCATTTGAGCCTGCATCTGTTGCTCTTGCTGTCTTTGTTGCGTTTCAGCCTCCTGTTTTTTCTTACGTTTTAATTTAAGGAGTTGATTAGCCATTTTTAAATTATTAATTTCCCTAATATCTATAGCATCTTCTAGGCTTATGTCTTTTTGAGATAATGCCATTTGAATATTTTGTTCAAGCATAGCTTTCTCTTCTTCGTCTGGAGCCATTTCTATAAAAATACCAAAGTCATACATATATAAATCCTTGATGTCTTGTAATATCTTTAAGTTATACTTACCTATCTGCATAGCAAACTCATCTTTAAAATCAGCATACTCTAAAATATCAGCAGTTCTGATTGATAAACATTCTGCAATAGTTCTTGTTATATATAAACTACCTTGAAGAATATGCCTTGTGGCTGTGTTCGAATTTAAAGCTGCTAACTTTTGTACACCTACCAGTGAGTTAGGATCTGGTGTTGAACCATCCCTAGCTTCGTTTAATCCAGTAACTGCCCTAATCATATCTAAATAATGATTATAGTTAGCAATAAGCATTTGCATTTTACTAGCCCCGCTATTGGATGTCAGTTGTGTAATTGGGACTCTAGCGTTATTAAATTCACCATCTTGAGTATAACTTCTTCCTACAACACTACCGGTTTGAAAATACAATCTTAATGCATCTTCAGGATTATAAGCATTGCCAGTTCCTAGATCAACTTCGTTTAAACCGTCTGCATCTATAAAGACACCATCTGGCACAACTCTTGATACAACTTGTTGAATTTTTAAATGAGTCATTTGTATCAGATCGGCAAAAGGAACCATTCTTCTTACTAAAGATTCTAATCCTCCTTTATACATTCTAGGAGCTGCTGCAACATAATTAGGCATAGCAAACTGATTAGAGGATTTAGGTCTAACCATATTTTCGGCTAATTCCCATTTTAATAAAATGTTCGTTCCCATAACCATAACACCATCATACCATACGTCAATCTTTTTTTCAACTCTTTCAAATTTACCCTCCTCCATCATTTCTTGTGGCGGATTAAATTGATCGTCTTTTTCTACAGTCTTGTAAGTTCCGTCAGATAATTTTTTTCTTTTATAAACAAACGAATGTGTTGTTTTATAATTAAAATATAATAAGGTAGCAGTATCTCTATAAAACATACTGTTCTCATAAAATTGAGATGTGTTAAAATAATTGTACCACGATTGACTGTATTTGGCTATTTGATTAAGATCTTCATTTGTCAATGATGGATCTATTTTTATAAGCTCAGTCATAGGTACGGTTTTTATTTCTCCCCAATAAAAACAATCTTTAAAATAAGGATCCTCTGTATAACTATATACTACATTAGCAGGATCAACATAATCTAGTTTTACACCCGCTCCTTTCAAAAACTCATGCTTAGTTATACCGATACCTATAGTGGCTAAATCATAATCTACTCTACTTCTAATGTCATTGTAATGATTTTCAGACATTAAAGTATTAATAGCTTCTTCCTCAGCAATCTCAATAGCTGGTTTATACTTCATGTTCATAAACAACTCCATTTCTTCATCACTTTCCGGTAGCTCATCCTCGTTTGTTTGAAATACATTTATACCAAAATCTTGATCTATTTGTTGAAACAAAGGCTTGGCTATCACTTCACCCTCAATCATTTCTTGAAATTCATTTCTTTTTTCAGCCGACAACGCATCTTCTGCATAGGCTTTAACTTTAAAAAGTCTGTCAGACATTCCGTTTACAACAATGTCTACAAACTTTGGAATAATTGGTACTGGTGACCAGTCTAGATTAAGATAACTTAAATCGCCATCTATTGCTAATTCATTTTTGTATTTTGCTACTGATTGCTCTCCTCTTGCATACAAACGTAATCTCATGAACTCATTCCATTGATTATAAAATCTACAGGAGCCATTATCTCTTCTAAACCATTCGTATTGTATTGCTTGACCTATCTGCAATCCATACTCCATAGTATCTTTAGTGGAGTCAGAAACAAATTGATCTGGAAATGCAGCAGCCTGTATATCTATTGTTACTTCTTTCATTTATTAAGTAATTGACTTACTGAGTTCTTGTTATTATATCTTGCAAAGTTAATGCTTATTTTTGATTGTTTTCTGACAGGAGTATACAAGTGTTTTTGATTTGCCATAATCGCTAAACCTGAGCTAATAGCAGCATCAAACTTAGTTCTGTTTGATATATCAAACTTTGCCCAATCTTCTAGTGTTCTTTGAAAATACATACTACCTATATCGTCTTTTTCCCTATAACTACCATCAAAATCTAATCCTACATATTTTTCAATATACGACTCAATAGCTGAGGCGTGAGATTGTTTAACATCTTCAGATGAATTAGGAATACCTCCTAACTCTCTTTCGGTCTTAGATAACTTATTATAAGTTTTATCTGGTCTATTTAAACAAAAGCCTCGGTATCCTCTATTTTTAAAATGATACAATAAACGAGGTTTATTATTTTCACATAATATTGGCATGCCATAAAAAACACAAGCCATTAAAACTTCTTCAAAAAATATTTCTGCCGTTTGTGGCCGAGCAATGTATTCTAAAAAAAATTCATTACTTGGAGCGTCATCCATATTAAATTTTGTCATTCCATGTAAAGCTCCGTTAGAACCTTTTCCTACAACTACTCCTGAAATATCATACGAGTCACAACCAAATGAGCCTACATGTTCGTTTCCAGGATACATTCTTCCACCCTTTACAACTACGTTGTTTTGCATAGAAGCTTTAGGGATGTAAGTTACAAAAAATCTTCCTCTTTTATTTGGGCTCCAAATAACCTTAGAATCCTTTATTCCGTTTTGCCAATGGAAAGATCCTTGCGTTGTATAATGAGCTAAATTAATAGAATCGTTGTAATCTATTTGTTGGTATATTTTAGTTAAATTAAATAAAGACTGTTTGCTTTCATCCCTGAACGCATGTGATTCAGTTCTAGGAAACTGTCTGTAAAATTCATTTAAAGCGTCAGGATCCGATGACAATGACTCTACTTCATTCTCCCAGTAATCCACAGCGCCTTGGGTAATTGGCTCATTGTCTATTCCTTTAATAGGTTTTTCTGGATTTTTAAATACAGGCATCCCATACATGTCAATAAAACCTTCCATATTCCACTCCATAGGAATAAACAAATTATATAAACCACTTTTTGTTTGCCCGTTAGAG